CTCAACGGGTCACGCACCAGGCGCAAAACTCTCGGGCTGGCTTGGGCCACACCGGTCAGGTTCAGCACATCGCGGCGCATCACCCGGGTCAGCACATTCGCCAGGGCGTAGGCCGTCCCCTGCACCGTCGTGCGCACCGTCACATCCCCCGCAGAAGAATTCAGCGAGTAGCTATTGAGGGTGCCGCCGTTCATGGCTTAGACCAGTGACAGTGTGTAATCGCCCTAGGTCGTTTGGCTGTCCACCACGTAGACATCGTTCACGCCCAGCGTCTTGGTGGCCGAGAGGGCGTGGCTGTAAAGCAGGGTCGCTGTCCCGTCCGTGGCGCTGGCACCCTCCACAATGCCAATGTGCGTCACTGTTGCCGCCGAGCCCGACACCGGGGGAAACTCCACGCGCGTGCTGTTGTAGGTCACGCCGTTGGTGGGTGCCGCCCAGGCGCCGGTGGGCTTGCGCACATACCAAGCTGCGGACACCTCGGTGCCATTGGTGAAGGCGTCGGTTGGGTCGGCCGTGAACAGGGCGAAGTACAGCGTGCGAATCGCTGGGGCTGCTGTGGCGCGCAAGTGGTAGTTGATGACCGCGTTGGCGCTGGAATTGGAAAAGCCTGACATGGGTTGCTCCTAAAAAATCAGTTAGTCTTTGGCCGCAGCCGGCGGCACAGGGGCCCCAGCGTTGGCAGTGAACAGTTGGTAGTGGCTGGCGGCCAAGGCGGCGTTGCCACCAAACTCAGCGTCTTTCAAGTACGACCGCGCAACACAAAAGTGAAGCAGCGCGTTCTTGAACTCGTCTCGGACATTCACATTGCCGGTCACTGTGGCGGCCGTTGCGCCCCCAGCAGGGGGGATGTCAGCCGGCCAAGCGGCGTACACCAGGTCAACGGAGGCGCCCAAAGCTGCGGGCGGGTAGACATAGAACACGTTGGGCTCACGCGCGTCCACCATCGTGTGCTTGAGTGCCGCGGTGCCGGTCTTGGTGTACCAGGTGGGCTCAATGGCATCGAGCTGGCTACGCTCTACCGGGCGCAGGGATGCGCCATTGGTGTTGCGCGGAATCTCCAGCAGGCGGGCGCAGGCTACCGGTGTGGTTTGTTTGGGTCCAGCCACCAGGGCACAAGCCGCGGTGACGGCAAACTTCTCGGGGCGCAACTCCACCAGGGCGCGCTGCCCATCGTTCAGGTGCGCGACCAGTTCGGTGGCCGGCCAGCGCAGGCCGTCAGGGTCTTGCAGCAGCTCGTGGGCTTGCTTGATGATGGACTGGGCGGTGGTGGTCACGGGTGCATCCTTCTGAGTAGCACCAAGAATCCCATTCATCGGCTCGGAGTCAACGGCTCACCAGCCTGAACCCCAATAACCCTACTGGCATTGTGGGTGGTAATATTACCACTCGCCCATGAAAAAGCCGCCCTGATTGGCGGCTTGTCGTGTGCCGTTTTGCCTTACAAGAAGGTGGTGTGGGCGCGCATCTTGCCACCCATCAATCCGCGCGCCACCTTGGCCGCTGTGGCGCTCACACGGGCCTGGTACTGCGCCTGCATCAGAGCCGAGCTGTTCAGGTCGGTGAAGGGCTGGTTTGGCACGCGCTGCAATGATGCGATGGCACCCAAGGCCATGTCCTGCATGTAGGCGTTGGCCACGGCATTGATCAGGCTGGTCGCTGTGAGGGTGGGCGCCAGGATGGCATCTATCACCACGGCCACTCCCACCGCAGGCGCGGGGTAAATCTGCAAAATCTGGTTGTCTTGCGTGAAGCAGAAATCCATGGGTGAGTTGGCACGGGCCAGCTTTAGGCCGCCCACCGAGTCCACCAGAGGATGATCTCTGCCATTGACGGCAACCGCCTTGATCTTGATGATTTGCAGGCCGGTATTGGATTCAATTTCCAGTGCCACCGTGCCGTCTGACGTGACGGGATCGAGGGACGCCTGGTAGCACGATGTTCGGCGGCAAAAGTCAATGGCCGCTAGCCGAACATGGTGCGCAATAAGGGGGTCGGGTGCGCCTAAGACGTAGGGCAACACATAGGGGTTGAACTCACTCCACAGCATTGTCATACTGCCTGTAGGTGATGAACTTCAACTCGCGCCGAATTTTGTCATCGGGCATCGACGTGAGACTGGATTTCGCCAGCCCCCGTCGATACGCCAAGGCGCGCAGGTCTTGGCCGGTCAGCTTGTCCGGGTTTTCCCGGTCAGCGGCTGGCGACACCTGCACCTCTTTTGAAGGCGCAAGCACCGTATCCGGCTTTGTCCCGCGCGTAGCCATTACAGGACGCCGACAGGCGCTGGCTTGACCACCAGCGTTGCACGGATGAGCTGCCCCGCTGCTGGGTTTGCACCCAGGAACTTGAGGCCCCATCCCTGCACCGAGGTGCTGGTCAGCACGGCATTGACACTCTTTGCGCGACGGATCAAGCCAGAGGTGGCCGATGCCGAAGCTGCGAAGAACTCATTGCCCATGGTGCGCGCATTGTCCTTTTTGGAAAAATCGCCCGACAAGATGCCGCAGTCCAGCGTGGAGCCGACGCCCAAATTGCCGTTATCGACCAGAACGTCGATGACGATGCAGCCATCTGGGATGCCGCCAAATTCCACGATGTCGCCAATCGCATCACCTGTCACAGTGGTGTATTCGGCGGTGATGCCCACAAGAGACGACGCATCGTCAGGTGTGGGGCACTGGTAGCCATTGACTACCTGCTTGCTTTGCTTGAGTGCCATGTCAGTATCTCCTGGGTTAGACGGCTGCGGTGAACGCGGTATCGACCGTGATCATTCCGTAGTCCATGCCGTTGAATTGGGATTTGTCGGCGCCGAAAATCATCTCGAAGAACAAGATGTGGTCGTGCTTGCGGTCGTCCATGTCCTCGTCCAGGCTCACCGACATGCCATCGGCCATGCCTTTGGTGCCGTGGGCCACGGACAGGGCATTAGCACCCAAGAACAGCGAACGGGCAGCGCCAACATTGGAGCCGGAGCCGTAGTCGCTGAACTTCACGCCAACTTCCATTTCATCCACCAGCACGCCATTGAACATGCCAGCGCCGCCCTTGAAGATTTCGGACTCTTTGCCAATGGCAGCCGTCAAGGCCTTTTGAGACTCGAACCAGCCTTGAGAGCCGACATCATCACGGATGTCCTGCATGACTTCCGGCAGCACAGCCAACACGAAGCACTCTTTGCCATTCTTGCGAATGGGAGTCATCTTGACGCCATTGAAGTTGAAGCCCAACAGCTTTTTGGACTTGGTGCGCAGCTTGTTGATGGTGGCCAAATTCATCTTGTCGGTTGCCAGCAAAGTCGCCTTGGCCTTGTCGCCAGCCGTGCCGACGAACAGGTGGCCTGCATCCGGTGCACGCAAGGCGTTAGGATAGCCAGCGTAGTCGGTGCCGAAATGCTGGATCTCGTCACCCACACCGCGCGCACCAGAGGCTGCGCACACTTGGACTTCTTCGTAGAGGTCTTTGATGTACTCGGTCAGCTTCTCACGGGCTTGCTGCTTCAAATTGAAGCCAACGCGCGACTGCTCAATGCGGGCACCAACATTCACGCCGTGGCGAAACTCGTTGATGCGCATGGTGTGCGCGCTGTGCTGCAAGCGGAACTCCTGACCGGACAATTTCTTGCCTTCGGTGATCGGAGCGCCGCGCAGTTTGGCAACCAAGGCGGTTGTCACCTCGTCGCCCGAACCCTTTTCGAGTTCGGTCTTTTTGATCACCGCAGAACGGGAACCTTCGGGGCCTTGCAGGCGCGAAAAGTATTGTTCGCGTCCAGCATCTTCAGCAACCGATGCAGCCCATGCTTTACGCTTGTTTGGGTCTGTCGGTAATATGGTAGTTCTTGCCATTTCTATTTCTCCAGTTTGCGCCTAGGCGCGTGAAAAGTACGGATGAAAATTAGCTTTCGCTCTCATATAAACCGTATGCGCTTCCTCGGGAGTCTTAAAGAGTCCAAGATGTTTGTGCACCCCGTTCACCCTAATCCTTGCTTCCCATCGTTCGCGCCTGCGGCTACTTCCTGGCACATGAACTGCACCCATCAGGCCACTTGCAGACTTTGTTCCAGTAACGGCCAAGTTCTGCATGTTTTGCCGCTTTGTTACAAGCCGCAAATTTGATACGGAGTTGTTTGCTCTATTCCCGTCGATGTGGTCGATGTTCTTAGAGGGCCACTCACCGTAAACAATTGCCCAGACAACCCTATGCCCCAGGTAGTTGCGTTTGCCCATCTTGATTTGCTGGTATCCATTGCCATGAAAAGACCCGGCAACGCGGTTTGCAATTCGTCCTTGCGAGGCTGCGGCTGTCCACCGCAACTCACCGGTTTCAACATTCAAATCCAGCAGATTCCTGACCTGTTCTGGTGACAACGGATTCACGCAATTCGTGACTGACATTTCATTCCCATACTTTTGACGCACTCCAGCGCGCCGACAAACCCCACGGATGCGGGGCTACGGTGACGGACTCAGGCCGCCTGCTTCTCGGACTTGCTGACCTTGACAGTCGGGCTGGCCACGATGCGCAAACGGGCCTTGCGCCCATCCTTGGTTTCGAGTATTAGCATTATTTTTTCGGAGTCAACGCCACCGAGTCCGCGCAGGCAAACAACCTCGCCCACGCGCATTTCGAGAATCAAGCCTGGGGCGCTCACTGCTTAATCCATGTCCAGCAACGTGCGCTTCTGGCTCGGTGACAGGCGGGCATAGGCATCCTCGTAAGCCGCGCCCTTGAGTCGCCCGAGTTGGTCCAGCATGTCGCCGTTTGCATTGGGCGTTGCCGCGCTGGGCAGATTGCGCAGCGTCACCGGGGGCTTGCCTTCCGGGATGCGGCTCTTGATCGCCTGCTCGACTTGCGCGCCTTTGCTGGTCACGCCGCGCAACGCCATCACCACCTTGTGCGCCTCGCCAATCAGGTCCGCGTAGTCCTTGCCCGCGTTGTCGGGGTCTTGGCCCACCAGGTTCAAGGCAGTGTCGAACTGGCGCTGTGCCTTGGCATCAGTGGCATAGTCCACCTCGGCCTTGCTGGTGCGTATCAGCTTCTGAATCTCGCGCTGCTGGTAGACCGCCTGGGTCTGCACATTGGCTTCTTGGAGCGTTTCCGCCCGGATGCGCTGCGCCGTCAGATCTTCCAGGGCATCACTGATCCTGGATTCTTCGGCGGCAAACTCATCGGCGTCCATCTCGCCGTCCATCAGCTTCTTCATGAGAACCGCCTTCTCCTTCACCAACTCCGTGCGCTGCTCTTTGTAGTCAGCAGGCATCTCGGTTTTGTAGGCCGTGGGCTGGTCGGACACCGGCTCATCGGTCACTTCATCCGGAGTTTCAGGGGCCGAATCAGTCGCTGTTTCATCGGCTTCGTCAATAACCACTTCGTCAGTAGGGGTGGTAATATTACCACTCGCGTCCTCTGTCTCGTCCTGGTCGTCGTCACCAAACGGATCTTCACCGCGCGCCTTGGTCGCCTCGATGTCGGCTAATACTTGGGTTTCTTCTTGGGTCTTGCTCATGGGAATCTTTCAGTCAGGTTTGACCGCGTTGGTCAGGTTCTTAACGATGTCGCTGGCAGCGCGGGAGGTGTAGGGCTCGTCCTTGTCAGTGAGCGCACCACCCAAGGTTATGACATCAGCCACTACCGTGACAGGCAGGGTAACAACACCCACTGCGGCCTTGGCCAGTGATTCAAGTAGGCCGAACATCAGTTGGCTCCAGACAGTTGCTGCTTGAGCGCGTAGCCCATGAGCGGCCACACTTTTTGCACCGCATTGGCGCGGGCGATCTTGCGGCCAATCTCGGCGTCGAAGTTTTCAGGGGAGGCGCAGGCTGATTCACCCGTGACGGTGAAGTCGTTGCGAAGTACAAGCACGCAGAAGGTCAGCAGGCCCAGCGAACTCTGCACCGGGAGCTTTGCGGCCTCGGCCATAGCCTCTCCATCATCGAATGGCGCGACACGAACGCCAACGATGCCGTCGTACGCCGTGAAATAGTGTTCGCTGGCAATATTCGCCTCGATGTCAGTCGGCGTCACGCGCGGGGCGGTCAGGCCCTTGGCTACGATTTCAGTTTCAATGGTTTGGTCGGTCGTCATAAATCACACTCCAGCGTGGTTAAAAAAGGGTTACATCAAACTCGGGTCGATGCCATCGGGCGCCATCGTCTCGCTGCCCACCATGGCGCCGTCCATCTGCTGCATCTCAGGGATGGGTTGCATCTGGTCTTGCATGGGTTGGGGCATCGGCTCTTGCATCGGTGCGGCGGGCAGGGCGTTGGGGTCGATCACCCCTGCGCCGCTCATGTCCTTGAAGCCGGCAGACTTGAGCAACTCGTCGGCCACTGGGGTGATGCCGGGTGCCATCACCAGCACCTGAGCCGCTTGGGCTGACAGGTACAGGCTTTCCAGGCGCTTGGCCATGGCTTCGGCTTCCAGCTTCTCGCCCTTGGCCTGCGACTCGCGGATGTCGGCTTGCAATTGCGCCATCTGGGCATCAAACTGCGCCTTGGCAATCTCGGCCTGCTGCTGCTTGGCCTGCGCCTGCTCGGGTGTCATCTTGCCGTCCGAACCGGATTGGCCATTGACCTCCCGAATGCGCTTGAGGATGGTTTCTTTCTTGGGCAGGTTCGGATGCATTTCAAACACCACATCGAGCATGCCGATGACGACTTGCGGCGCAGCGGCGGCCAGTTGCGTCATGACCTGCATCAGCGACTCGAAAGCAGCCTCGGCATTGGACTGCTTCCAGGCCTGCTCACCGACCACAAAGCTGGCCCGGCGCTGCGTGATGTCGTTGATGTACTGGCCGTCTGCGGTCGGCTCGTTGATCTGGGTGTAGTCGTAGCGGCCGGAATCGCTGGAATTGCGCACGGTCATGGGCTGGGTGATGAACTGCTCACACAAGCTCAAGGTCATCTCGCCTTCCATCTGGCGGGCGAACAGGGTGTTGTCAAACAGCTCCATGGTCAGCAAGCCGCCTTGCTCCTGCTTGGCCAGCACCGCTTTGCCGCTGATGCTGTTGGTTTCCAGGCCCCGGTTCTCGCCGTTCACGCCGGCCATCATGCGAATGGCTTGGGTGTCCTGCTCGGCCAACTGCATTTGAAACTGCGCCTTGCCCTGATTGGGCCGGTCGCGCACCTTGTTGCCTGCGAGTGCACCCCGGGCAAAGATGGCCGTGCCGTCCGGGCTGTCCAGTTCGGTGCGGAGTTCGTCCACGTCCATCACTTCCGGGTTGAAGGCATCTTCCTCCATCCAGACTTGATTTGAGCTGGCCTCGTACAAACTGCGGCTCATGCGGTGGTTCTTGGCTTCTTGCGGCCCGATCAGCGGGAATATGGGGCCGAATGGCAGGCCTGTGCGGCTGTTGCGGTAGGCCCACACCGGGATGAAGGGGAATCGCTCATGCCGAAACGGGGACCATGACTCGATCAGCATGTCCTTTTCTGTCATCACGCAGCATGAAATCTTGAACGTCACCGGGTCGGCAATGCCGAATGGGCCGGGCTCGGTGTTTCGGAAAGGCTCACGGCTCCAGCACTCGATCAGCATCACGCGCTCACGGGCATTGAACAGGTCTACCGGCTTGGCCGTCATGTAGTCCATCTCGCCATTGCCTGCGCCACGGAACGAGTCCAGGCCACTGATCAAGCCAGCGCCGCCCATCCACTCCCGAAACACATTCTCATCGTCACCGGACTGAACGCAGGACTCCAGCGCCGTGTGTTTGTCGGGAAACATGGCCTTGGCCACGTCCAGATCCACCACTTTGATGCGGAACAGGTAGCGAGCATCGGTCAGGTCGCGCTTGTTGGCCATCGAGTCCCACAGGATGTTGCGCCACGACTCAGCCCCAATGTAGATGGGCGAGCCAGACTTGTCGCCCCGCAAACCCACTTCGAGCCAGCCCAGGCCTGCCTTCATGGCACCCTCGAACGCATAGCTGCGCTCAAAGCCGGCGCGGTTGCTGTCGTCCAGGTACTTCAAGAGCTTGGTCTTGGCCTCGGCATCGGCACTGGCCTCGTCTCCACCGGCTTCGGCCACCACAAAGAAGTCCACACGGGTCTTGCGCTCGGTGCCAATCAGCCAGTCGATGGTGGGCTTGATCTCGTTGTAAACCACCGGGTTCTGACCGCGGTTCCTGACCGTTTCAGCGTCCTCATGTGACCACTGTTCGCCGTCATAGAAGCTCTCGCACTTGGCCATGATGCCGCGATTGACCGCCTGGCGGGACGCTTCGGCCATGAACCAGCCCTTGAGCTTGCTGTGACGCTCTGCCACACTTGCCGGGTCCGTCTTGCGCCCGCTCACAGCTCCACCTCGCTCAGTGTCTTGCCGGTGGACTTGAGGGTGTTGCTCACCTCCCACATTTTTTGCGTCTCGAAGCTGTCTTTGATGATGCGCGGTGTGGCAGGCATCAAAACCAACTCGGGCGCAAAGGTCACCACCACATCCACCAGGGCTGATAGCGCCTCTTTGTCGTTGATGTCCTTGTCCAGGATCGGCAGGGCTTGTCGCGCCTCCCGGATGCAATGCTCACTCGGGCCACCTGTGCACTTGTCGTTGCCGTTGAAGCCCACAAACTCGGTGATGGCTCTGCGCCCGATCACCCACAGGCCTGCGCCCTCGCGGCTGGCAAAGACATTGCTGGCGGGCCAAATGACCATGGCGGGCTGGGACTTCTTGCCCTCGCCAATCCATTCCAGGCTGCACACAAAACCCCTGTGCACGCGTGTTTTCCAGGAGTGACCACCGGCTGACCACATGGGCAGGCCGGCCGGGTTGAGAATGGGGGATAGCTTCATCGCCAGTTCCTTTTGCGTGATTTGAATGATTCGAGCGAGGCGCTGACGCCATTGCTCATGAGGTCCACGGCTTGCCCGAGATACCGAAAAGCGTCTGCGGAGTGGCTGTACTCGTCGTGCAGCGGTGCGCCGGGCTCATTGGTGCGCTGATTGATGTCGCGGCGGTAGCGTTTGAGGCACTCCACCAGGCGCGCAGTCTTGGTCTTGTCGAAGTAGCAGCGCGGGAACACCATGCGTGCGGCCTTGAGTCCGGCCTCGATGCTGTCCACTGGCAACACGTCCACCTTGCGGCCCAGGTCGGACAGCAGTTCCTCGGTTGACTTGCCGGTCTGGTAGTTGCGTGTGCGGCCATCGTGCGGGATGAAGTCGATGCCATAGCGGTAAGGCTTCTTGTCCAGCGCGGCGACATACCAATCCAGCGTGCGATTGGATTCCTCGATGTGGTCGATGATGCGCACGTCCATGGGGCCGCGCTGCACGAACAGAATCACCATGCTGTCGTTCCAGCCAAGATCCCAGACCGTGTGCACCGGCAACAATGGGTCATACGGCACATCGCGCACGCGGTTGTCTGCGAACAGTGCGTCAATCTCATGGCGGTAGATGGCACCCTCGGCCACGCGGCGGGGCTGGCCTTCCCAAATGTGCGCATAGCTGTCGGGGTCGGTGCGCTGCGCTTTCAGGCGCTCCTGCTCCAGCACGGCCGGAAACCAGGGGTTGTCGCGCCAGTTGACCTCGCACAGCCAGGTGTCGTCACTTGGGGCGGCAATGAAACGCTGGTAGGTGTCGTCGGTGTCCATGTCCGGGTTGAGCGTCACCCAGATCTCTGAGCCGGGTTTGCGGATCGTTGGAATCAGCGTGTCCCATGACTTCTTGCTGACGCCGTGGCCTTCCTCGACCCACACGACGGATACACCCTCGAACGACTTGATGGAATCCACCGTGTGCGATTGCAGGCCGGCGAACAGGAACAGGCTGCCGTTCTTGCCGCGAATCTCGGTGTCCAGCACCTCAAAGAAGTGGCTGTAGCCCATGGCCTCGATCTGGTCCTTGAGCAATCGGTGCACCGAGTCCTTCATGGACTTCTGTACCTCGCGCGCGCACAGGATGCGCAGGGGGTTCTGTGCGGCCTGGATGATCAATGCACGGGCCACGCCCCACGACTTGGCGCCTCCACGGCCACCATACATAACTTTGTATCTTTTTGGCTCGAACAGGGGGCGCAGCTTTTGCGGGAATTCAATCTCCGTCTCGGTCATACGAACTTGACCTTGACCGTGTGCTGAACCGGGCCACCATCGGCGCCCGTATGCTCCAGCTTGTCCGTGAACATCTTGAGGTGCTTGCCTTGCAACTCCAATGCCTTAAGCGCCCCAGCGTGATTGATCATGGCCAGGTTGCCATCTTTGTCAGGCGCCTTGCTCATGGCATCGGCTTTGACCAGATTGATGTCTCGGAGCACGTCAGCGGCTGTAATGCTCACTTCCTTGCTGCGTTTGTCCATCAGCAATTGGATGCATTCAGCTATCTCTGGTTTTCTCAGGTTTTCATAACCCATGGCGTCAGCACGTTTGATGCTGTAGCCGGCACGAATCGCGGCCTGGGTGGCATTCAGATCGACGATGTACTCTTGACAAAAAGCGTGCTGCTTTGGTGTGAGCTGTCGATCTGTCGTCGCACTCTTGCGCGCCGCTGTTGCCATTCGTGACTCCAATGTCTGCATGCCCAATTGCGGGCGATGTAGTTATTGGATGCGGAGGTGGTGCGGAGTCAAGGCGACACCCAATACGTTGCGCCCTGCCCCACCCGATCACTCTGCACGCGCCCTGCCAGCATCATCGACTCCAGCCTATGCCGTGCCTTGAGCTTGGACTGCTGACAGGCCAGCCTTACAGCGGGATAGCTCTCCACCTGGCGGGCGGTAGCAGGGCCGATGATCTTGAGTGCATCCAGGATAGCCTGCTCCATCACCTCGCGGCGATTCAAGCCCTCATCCAGTCGGGCTTGCAGCGCGAAGCCGTCATCATTGCTTCGCGCGTGCGGCCGTCACAGTCCTGGCAGAAATTGAAGTGGGTGTTGATCGCTGGCTCACCCCGGACGATCACGATGATCTTGGGCTCGTCGCGTTGGTTCTGGGCTGCGGCTGCGCTCTTGAGGTAGCCGATCCAGTGCATCTTATTGTGATAGCACGGGGGGGGCCCGGGGGCCAAATCGTCCACGGCATCACTGAGATTGACGCGTGTTTTGAGGGGTAGAGTGGTAATATTACCACCCCTACTAGCAACATGGTTATTTGAAATGATAGCACCCCAGTGAGTTGACGTATGAAGGATTACAGCTTTTGCCCCTCCAATGTCAACCCCACCCGGGCATCCTCACTCATTAAATTTAGATCATGCTTTCCATGGGCCTAATCTCCTTGGGTTTGCACGCCTCAAAAGGTATCCGCTGAGTCCGCGCTACCGTCTCCGTCGTGACGTACATCGTCTTGCACAGCGCACATTGCCGC